ATCCATACAATAACAAAAAATACCATACATTTAAGATAAATAATATTAAATGGATTGAAGACCATCAAAATGGATATATAAAAATATATGAAGTACCAAACTCTCCAAAGATGGTGAATTATGCTATAGGTGGCGACACTGCTGGTGAGGGTTCAGACTACTTTACAGGTCATGTAATAAATAGTGAAACATTGAATCAGTGTGCAGTTTTTAGAAAGCAAATGGATCCAGACTTATATGTTAAACAAATGTATTGTTTAGGAATGTATTACAATAAAGCATTAATTGGAATAGAAAATAATTTTGATAAGTTTCCAGTCCGAGAACTTGAAAGATTAGGCTATCCAAATCAGTATGTTCGCAAGACTGAAGAAAAAGCAATTGAAAAGAGCTACAAAGAGTTTGGATTTAGGACTGATTTAAAAACAAGACCATCAATCATAAGTTACTTGAAACAATTTGTAAGAGAACAACCAGAGTTGATAAATGATAGAGAAACATTAAGCGAAATGCTACAGTTTATTACTAATGAAAATGGAAGACCAGAAGCACAAAAAGGAGCACACGATGATTTAGTTATGGGCCTAGCAATAGCATTAAGAGTTGTTCAAACTGTAATAAATATTCCAAATCCGATAGCCGTAGAGGAAAATAATTGGCTTGCAGAAAAAGAATGGTCGGACGAAGGAGATACAACGGAGGTAATATGATACTACAAATAATATTAATAATTCTAATAAATAACATTAGCTTTATGCTGATGTTTTATTTTTGCCTAAAATTATCAAAAGGTGAACAAATAAAAACACCTATTCGATATATCAAAGAAAAGCATAAGCAAAAAGAAGCGGAAAAAAGAATTGAAGAAGAAAAAAATGACTTGGACATTATGCTAGAGAATATAAATAATTACGACGGAACTTCAAAAGGACAAAAAGACTTTAAATAGAAAGGAGTAGACTTTGATAGATATAAACGAAATACCAAAAACTGACGAGTGGGATTTGTACCAACAATCAATAAATCACATGTATCTTTTTAATTTTTATGAAGATAGCAAGAAAAACTACCAATTTTATAATGGGAATCAATGGGCAGGGCTAAAAATAAAAGATGCTGAACCAGTTCAACTTAATTTTATTCAGACTATTATAGATTATAAAGTAGCAGTAATAAATCAAAACAATTGGGGTATTGTTTATTCAAGTGAAAACTTTGAAGATGAACAATTTAAACCAATAGCAGATAGATTGTGTAAATTATTAAATCATAAAGCCACTAAAATTTGGAAAAGAAACAAAATGGACACTTTGATACGCCAGCTAACAATTGATTCAGCTGTAAATGATGAGGGCATTTTATATTCATATTGGGATACAGAGACTGAAGAAATTAAAACAGAATTAATAGAAAAGACAGATATTTTTTACGGCAATGAGAATTCATCTGATATTCAAGCTCAACCTTATATATTAATTAGGCAAAGATTGCCAGTTTCAATTGTTAGAGAAATAGCTAGAAGTAAAGACATACCTGAAGAAAAAGTCAATCTGATTTTAGGCGATAGCGATAATTTATATAATGTTGGCGATAATTCACAATTTGAAAAAGATGAAGCTTGTACAGTGATTATTAAAATGTGGAAACAAGATGGAACAGTACACTTTAGCAAATCAACACAAACGATTGTTTTAATGAAAGATACAGATACAGGATTAAAAAGATATCCAATAGCTCACATGGTATGGAGCGAAAAGAAGGGATTTTCAAGAGGAGAGGGAGTCGTTAGAAACTTAATTCCAAATCAAATAGAAGTAAATAGAATTTTGGTAAGAAGAGCTGTAGTTACTAAAACTACAGCTTATCCACAAAGAGTTGTTGCAATTGATAATATTCAAAATCCAACTGAAATTAACAAAGTTGGAGGAACTATTAAAGTAACAGGAACTGTTGATTCAGTTGGTAATATATTTCAAATGACATCACCAGCACAAATGAGTCCAGATGTTGATAGATTGCAGAACGACTTAATAGACCTATCTAGAAATTTACAAAACGCAGGAGATATATCAACTGGTTCAATAAATCCAGAGGATGCATCAGGAAAAGCTATATTAGCAGTTCAAAATGCTTCAAGGCAAACTTTAAACAATCAAGTGCAACAATTAAAAGATTGTATTGAGCAAATTGCTTTGAATTGGATTGATGAAATAACAAACTATTCAAATGGAATGATATTACAAGATGAAGAAACAGACCCAAGAACAGGCAAAAATCAATTTTATAATGTAAAAGTTGATAAAGCTAGTATAAAGAAATTAAAAGCAAGCGTAACGATTGAAGTAACGCCAATGAGTGCGTATGATCAATATGCTCAAGAATTATCATTAGAAAATTTATTGAAAGAAGGTTGGTTTGCTCCAGAAAAAATAGACCAATTGCAGCTTTATGCAGAAAGCTTACCTGAAAAATCTACAATGCCAAAACAAAAGATTTTAGATATATGCAAAAAAGTTAAAGAACAACAATTATATATTCAAAAATTACAAGCACAAACAAATTTAATGACGCAACAGGCTAATCAATACATAGATATGCAGGCACAACAAGTTGGAGAAAACATTGCAGGTATGAATATAGATGATGATGAACTATTAAAAGATGCAGATAGACAAGCATATAAAGATGCTTTAGCAGAATTTGAAAATCAATAATAACTGACCAAAACACTTATGTCAAAAAAAGGTGATGGAAATATAGTCAAACGGACTTGAAACGGAGGTATTTAAATGGAAGATGAAGAATTAAATGTTGTAGACACAACTACAAATGAAAAGGATGAAACTCAAACATCAGAACAAAAAGAGGAAGTAAAGGAAGCCGAAAATAAAAGCGATAAGGTTGAATTTACAGAAGCTCAAAAAACTATGATGAATAAAATTATTCAAGAAAGAGTTGAAAGAGCAAAAAGAGCAGAAGCTAGAAAATATGAACCAATTGTAAACACTTTAAAAGCTGGATTGGGAACAGATAATATTGAAGAACTTGCAAAAAAGACTAGAGATTTTTATGCAGAACAAGGAATTAATATACCTGAAATACCAAGATACAATGCAGATGATGAACAATTATTAGCAGAAGCTCAAGCCAATAGAATTATTTCACTAGGGTATGATGAAATCAAAAATACAACTGATGAAATGATGGATATTGGTGAAAATAATTTAACACAGCGTGAAAAATTAATGTATATGCAATTAGCAGAAAAGAGAAAAGCTATAGAAGATGAAATGCAACTTGAAAGCATAGGTGTTGATAAAAGCGTGTTGAATTCAGATGAATTTAATAAATTCAAATCAAAATTTAATCAAAATCAAAATTTAAAAGATATCTACGAACTTTACGACAAATTACAACCTAAAGAAAACAAAGGAACAATTGGAAGTATTAAATCAAATAAAGCAGATGATGGAGTAAAAGAATTTTATTCAGCTGATGAGTTTGACCAACTAACAAAAGAACAATTGAATAATCCTAAAATTTGGGAAGCCGTAATGAAATCTAAAGAAAAGTGGATTTAATTTAGGAGGAAAAAATGGGAACAAAAGTTTTTAAACAAGAAATATGGTCTAAACAAATCACAAACCAATTATCAACATTAACAGGAATGAGAAAGCATTCAGATTATTCTTATGAAGGAGAAATTAAAGGTGGTGCAGTCTTAAAAATTACTGGAGCAGTAAGACCAACAGTAGGAAACTACATACCAGGAACTGATATTACATTTGAGCCAGTAAAAGGAAATGTTCAAGATTTACGTATTGATATTTTTAAATATGCAACACAAACATTTGACGATGTAGATAGAGCACAATCAATTCCTGGTGTTATGGAAAATGCAACAAGAGAAATGGCAAAAGAATTAGGTGATGCAATGGATAAAGAAGTAGCTGAAAAAATAAAAGCAGCTATTACTGCAGGCGTTTCATTCACAGGCGAAAGTGGAACAGCAACAGTAGTAAATGTACCACAAGAAACAACAGCAACAGATGTTACAAAAGCTAATGCTTTAACAAGAATTGACGATGGTGTCCAAGCATTACAAGAAAATAATGTCCCAACAAATGAGGAGATCTGGGGCGAATTTTCACCAAAATACTATAAATTCGTAAAACAAAACTTGTTGAATGACTTAACACAGAATACAGAACTTGCTAAAAAAGGTATAGTAGGACAATATTCAAATGTAAATATAACAATTGAAAACTTACTACCAGTTGATACAGTAAAGAAAGAAAAATACAACATTTTAAGAACAGGTAAAGCAGTAGCTTATGCTGAACAATTATCAAGAACAAAAGCTGGAGAACATGAAAAACAATTTGGAGAATATGTAAAAGCTTTAATGGTAGCAGGCTGTAAAGTTGTTAGACCAACAGAGATGTTTATAATTAAAGAAAAAACAGCTTAATTTTAGGAGGGAATCAAATCCCTCCCTATTTTTTTATATAAGATAGATAGTCATCAGTCTAAAAAGGATTGATTAGTGTTTATTTTAGGAGGTATTAAATGGCTAGTAAGAAACCACAAAAAAAATTAATTAGATTTATGATTAAACCACAATATTAT